GAAAAGGCCACTATTGAACAGTATGTTCATGCCAATTACGCTTCGACTCTGGTGAAGTATGAAAATGACGAGATGAATGACTCGTCGGTAAACGAATGGATTCGGGTTTCAACCCAGAATGCAGACGGATTTCAAACTTCACTAGGTTCCAACCCTTTGTTTCGATATGTCGGAGTGTTGTTTGTACAAATTTTCGTTAAACCTGATATTGGTTCTGGAAGGGCCCTTGAATTAGCAGACACAATTACCACTTTGTTTCGTGCAAAACGTATCGGCGGTATCGTTTTTCTCGTCCCCAAAGTGCAAAAAGTAGGCGTGTTCAAAGATTGGTACCAGGTGAACGTGTCCGTTGAATTTTCTCGAGAGGAATAAATCATGCCTAATCTTGGTACATCGAACCGGACCGCTCTTCGCTACGTACCCGAAGTCACTTTCGGTACTACCCCAGCGACGCCGGCTTTCAAAGACATTCGCTATACTGGCGAGTCGCTCAACTACTCGATTAAGAACGTCGTTTCCAACGAAATTCGTTCTGATCGCAACACGACTGACCTGGTTCGTGTGTCTGCTGATGCTGCAGGCGACGTTCAATTTGAAATGTCGTTCTTGTCGTTCGACGCGTTCATTGAAGCGGCTCTGTGCAGCACATTCTCAGCTCCGGTTTCCAACCTGAGCTCGATCAAGAACGGCACTACGCTGAAGTCGTTCAGCCTGCAAAAGCACTTCCAAGATCTGGACACACCTGTATTCCAGACGTTCAACGGTTGCCGCGTCGGCGGTATGACTCTGGACTTCAAAACCGGCCAGATTCTGACCGGCTCGTTCTCCTTCATGGGTCTTGGTGCGACGACTGGTACCACTCAGATCACCGGCGCGACTACCTCGGCTTCGCCTGGCGTATCTGAAAACGTCATGAACGCAGTCACCGACCTGATTGAAATCACGGAAAACGGTGTCGCGTCCACGATGGTGATTCGCTCGATGAGCTTGAATTTGAACAACAACCTTCGTGCACAAGATGCGATTGGTTCTCTTCCTCACGTCGGCGTAGCTTTGGGCAAGCTGGAGATCACTGGCAACATCGAAGCGTACTTCGCCGATTTGACCGCATACAACCGCTTCATCAACGGCACTGCATTCGCTCTGTCGTTTAAGGTCAACGACTCCACTGGTGACTACTATCGATTCACTCTTCCTGCTGTGAAGTACGAATCTGGTCAAGTGGTTGCAGGAGGTCTCGACCAAGATTTGGTGTTCCAAGGTACTTGGCGCGCCATTTACGATCCGACATCAGCTTGTATGATTCAGATCGACAAGTTCGACAATCCGTAATAAGATTGTTGGACAACAAGAGCACAGTGGGTTAACAGAAAGGAAAATATCATGGCAATCATCATCGATCAACAAAACACCTCCACCGAAGATGGTGTGTGGGCGAAGTTCGGCGGCTCTGAATTCAAGATCGCTCATAGTGGCAATCCGAAATTTCAGCGTGCCCTGACTCGTCTGCAAGCTCCTCATCGTCGCAAGATTGAAAAGGGTACCTTGGACCCGGTGGAAAGCAAGGACATCATCTGCCAAGCTATGTCTGAGGGCCTCATCCTCGACTGGCGTGGTGTGATTGATTCCAAGGGCAACGAAGTCAAGTTCGACAAGGGTCAGTGCCGCATGGCTTTGAAGAACAATGACGATCTGCGCGAATTCGTGCAAGAGTTCTCCACTGATCTGGAGAATTTCCGCGCTGAGGAGCAAGAGCAGGAGGGAAACGCCTAAGCGAGTATATCCAGTGGCGCCTGGAGTGGGGCGACAAGGAGGAATTCCTTGAAGAGTTGGAGGACCAAGGTCTAAAACCTCAAGCCCTGAACCAGAAGCCTACTGTATATGACTGGATGCAAGAGTACATCATAGCGTTTGATATACTCTCGTCAAGAAGGTCGGTCGGACTTGCACCTAATCCGATAAGTATGCAGGACATGCTGGCGTATATTCAGATATATGGGGTAAGCGATGTAGATTCTTTCGTTAAATACATAATCACGATGGATTCTACGTTCTTGCAACATGTAACTAAGGAAAAGCCAGGGACTAAAGGAAAGACATGAGTGATTCTTCGACATTGCAGGTAGTAGTTGATGCGGCACCAGCGGAAGCTGGTGCATCTCGCGTCAAAAATGCTATCTCTAGCATGTCGAGTAGCGCGACGTCAGCTCTCAACTCCCTGTCTTCCAGCTTCGAGCGGATGCAGTCGTTTCTCAGCAAGAGTAACGCTGGACTGACTGCATTCTTCGCGGCTATCGGTGCAGGATATGTGCTGAAAAGTTTCCTTGATCGCTTAATCGAGGTGAACACGACATTTAATGCGTTCATTGCAACGATGAACGTTGTGACTGGCTCTGTGGCCAAGTCAAACGCTGAGTATCAATACTTGCTCGCGTTCTCCAATAAAATCGGTGTTAGCATCGAAAGCGTGACAAAGCAGTACGGTCGTCTTGCAGCTTCTATGAAGTCTGTAGATGAGACCGGCGAAATGACACGCCATGTGTTTGAAGCCATCTCTGAGGCTTCCACGGTGCTTCACTTGAAGGGTCATGAAACCAATCTGTTGTTCATGGCTTTGGAGCAATCTGCCTCTAAAGGCAAAGTTAGTCTTGAAGAATTTCAACGTCAGTTGGCCAACAAGTTGCCTGACGCTATGGGTCTTGCTTCTCGTTCTATGAATATGACGCAAGCCGAATTCCGAGACGCGGTGACAAAGGGCACACTCAATGTATATGAGGTGCTGATCAAGCTGTCTAACCAGATCAAGAAAGAGTACGGCGAATCTGCAGAATATGCTGCTAACCAGTTTACCGGTAAGCTCAACATCATGAAGAATAATATCTTCGAGTTATACCGTGTAATTGGTCAATCTGGGGCTATGGACGGTCTGACGAAGATTATCACGACTATCACCGACAAGCTCGGTGATTCGTCGCTTGGTAAATCTATTGGCGATTCGCTCGGCACCTTGTTCGGTCAACTAGCCGACTGGTTGTCTAAAATCACCCAATCTGATGTGCAAGACTTTTTCCTAGGGTTGTCTGGGATTATTCAGTCTTTCACTGCGATCATGCGTGAGTTGGTTGGGGCTTTTAGCCAAACAGTTGATGGAAAATCTGACTTCATCGGATTTGGCGAAACCGTCGCCAAGATGATGATCATTATGACTGATGCTGCCATGACGTTCCTGGCGGTTATCATGCAATTGCCATTGTCCATTAACGTCGTGATTCAAGACGTGAATGTGATGCTGGCTGGATTGAAAGGTATCAAGGATTGGGCTACTGACGGTCTTGACGCTGCGGCCAATAACATCAATGCCGCCAAAGCTGAACGCAACAAGGCTTTGGCCTTGGCGGATACCAATCTGGCAATTGTACTTGGGTCTGATGACTCACCGACTGCTAAGGCTTGGAAAAAGACGGACGAGATTTTTGCCAATATGCGCAAGCAGAAGGCGGCAATGGAGGCTGATAACAAGGCTCTTGCTGGAAAAACTCAAATCGACATTCGTCCGAAAACTGAAGCTGAAATGGCAAATATGATGAAGGGTTTGCCACCCACCCCTGCAAAACCCAATAAGGGAATGGAGAGTGCATACGAGCAAGAGCGTGTTCGCATGTTTAAGACAGCAGGTGTGGCTGAGCTCGAGTACACGAACATCATGGAAGGTCGGTTGAAGACCGAGGGTAAGAATCGCACCGAGCTCGAAGCCAAGATGCGATTTGACAAAGATTATATTGCAATGTCGAAAACCCAGAAGGCAGAACTCCTGTCTATGGCGGATGCTGCTGACAAAGCGACTGCGAAGCGAGTTGCAGCTGAGCAATTCCAATCCGACATCTTGTCAATGAACAAGGCTATCTATCAATCTGAGATGGATTTGATGGATATTGCCAATAATCGTAACCCTATCGAAGAAAAGAATCTGCGACAGTTCGAGGAAAAACTCAAGTTTGACTCGAAGTACTTGGCTATGTCTAGCCAAATGATTGAAGCTGAGCGCGAAAAAGCGAAGGCCGCTGATGCACTTGCTGTATCAGTGGAATCTGCTCGTAAGGCTCAAGCGTATCACAATGCTACTCTCATGCAATCTCTTGACATTCAACGTCAGATTGAGCAATTGAGGGGTGGCAACTACGTTTCCAAGTACACGAACGAATCGCAGATGATGGATTCGTTTAAGACTGGTGGCGAAAATCAGTTCACGTCTGAAGCTGACCAACAGAAAATGCTGAGTGATGCTCGTCAACGTGATCGTGATATGCGAGCACGTGATGTAGCTCAGACATTAGCGGATTCAAGACTGTCCCTTGACCAGATGCGATTCGAGTTGCAAATGCAAGGTCAACGGGAAAAAGCTATTCGTCAGGCTACTGAAGCTAGGAAAATTGAGTTAGATATAAAGAAACTCTCAGCAGGCGCTACAGGCGACGAACTAGCGGCCTACCAACAATTGGAGCAATTTTTGAAAGTGCAGATGAACGCTGCACTTGATGAATACTATGCAAAACAAATGTCTATAACTGACGGCATGATAGCTGGACTCAATAGATATTTGGATGAAATGCAAAATATGAATTCTCAAGCTTCTAACATGATTTCTAATATGTTAGATGGATTGACTAATGGATTTGCAAATTCTATCGGAAGAGCTGTAGTATATTCTGAAAATTTAGGTGACGCACTTAGAAATGTCACACGTGAAGTAGGGGCCGGACTTATTTCCGCGCTGGTAAAACTCGGAATTCAATGGGTAATTAATAACACTTTAGGTCAAACTTTAGCTGCAACGTCTTTAGCTACTACAACCGCTATGACGACTGCAGCCGCTACCGCTTCAGCCGCCGCTTGGGCCCCTGCAGCGGCCTTGGCTTCACTGGCTAGTTTTGGGGCTAACTCTGCACCTGCTATGGCTGGAATGACCGCGACCATGACTTTATCTGAGTCAATGGCCTTAATGTCCATGGCTGGCTTTAAGGATGGTGGTTTTACAGGTAACGTTGGAATCAATGATATTGCAGGGGTTGTACACGGTAAAGAATTCGTTGTAAATGCGGAATCAACCGCAAAATATCGCCCAGTATTAGAGGCTATGAACTCTGGAAAGTCCGTATCAACAGGCGTCACGGTGAATATTGAAAATTACGGTTCTTCTAAGGATTTTGAAGTACAACAGATTAGTGCCTCAGAGGTACGAATTATAGCTCGTGATGAGGCTCGTCAAGTAGTACGTAATGAAGCCCCTTCGGCTATATCAGCGGAAATATCAAACCCTAATTCATCTGTATCCAAATCACTAGCTAGAAGTACTAGTATTCAACGGAGGCGAGCATAATGGCTTTATCAAAATGTGCTCTTTATCCGGATAGTGCAGGTTATACAGTATCTGACGCTGAGAGTGTAATATCGACTAAGTTAGATGGCGGTGCTTCAAGATACAGATTAGACATGTTAAACTCTGCGTCTAAGGTGTCTGTAAAATGGGTGTGCAATCCAAATCAGTATCAATACCTACGAGTATTTTATGTTTCTATTTTGAAAAATGGGGCTCTCCCGTTTCTAATAGATTTGATACTGGATTCAACTGAACCTGTAGAACACGAGGCTTATTTTATACCTGGTACATTATCTTTATCTGAACATAGTGGCGATTATTATGGCGTCATAGCTCAATTAGAGGTGGTTCCGAAACCAATCGATGAGTCAGTTAATGTTCAAATGATTTTATTTGGAGAATTTGGAAGCGACTATCAGACTGAATTCCAAGCGTTCGAAGATATTTTCGATAACCTTATGAACGTACAAATTCCGGCGGATCTTGTTCTATGAGCTACGCAGAATTCTTTCTTAACTCCAGGTCCAGCGTCGTTCAGCTGGAACTGATGGAGATCTCGCATCCGAATTTCACGAAGGTGTATCGC